TTGATAGAGATCTTCACATCATCATCAAATGCCATTTATCTTCCAGATTTGTATTGGATATTATCTTTAATAGTATTGTAATCAGAACTACTACCAGTAAGTGCTCCTTCATCAACATTCATAACTTCATCATATCCTGTCTTCTCAATTATCTTTGTTTTAATTTCTAACTGTTTTTTCTCTTTCTGAATCCTTCTCAAGAAAGCATAATGAATAATTTGAGTAAAATATGCAAATGGATTCCTAGACTTCTCTGGATCAAAGTTATGAATGTACTGTACACAATTCTCTATACCATCAGAGATCATATCATCTCTAAACATATAATTTACAAAATTTGGTTTGTATGAAAGGTGTGTAGCAATCTTTAAAAAACACTCCCCAAGATAATTGGTGATACGTGGTTTTGGAAGATCATTCTCTTTTGCTTCTGCTACTTTTGCTCTATAAACTATTAACGCTTCTAAAAGTTCCTTGTTATTTACGTAGTGTTCTGATTTTCTTTTTGCCATAACATTGACTTTTCCTAGTGATATTTTATATATTAGTATTATACCACATTTTCAGGACTTGACAAGGTTATGAAATATGTGTACAATACCTTTGTGAAGGTTGGGAGGGATATTAAGACTCTTTTATATTATCTTTATAGATATTCTCAAGTCTTTGGCGTGCATCCTCAACAGTTGAAACTAAACCCATTTTTGGATTCAATGTAACTCTACCATCGAGTTCAAAATCACATTCTGCAGATTCATTAAGATATTTCTCATAAAACATAATTATTTGACCATCACTAATTTCAGTCATAGTAATAATTTTATCATATTTAATTAAGTAAATATCATCTTCAGGTAATTCTAACCAAGGTTTTATCTTTACATATTGTCCTGTCGGGTTCTGCATCATCTTCATGATTACAGGACTTTGTAGCATTATAATAGGATCTCCATCATTCTCATCTATAGCGACTAATGCGAAGATTTCTTCTCCTGTAATTAATTTTAGGACTGCGTGAAATTCTTCTCCCATTAGTTCTTCAGTGGTATGTTTACTATATCATAATTAAAATTCTCTTCGTTATAAACTTTAATTCTTTCTATTAAATGATTTAACGTGTAATTCCTCCTAGATTTGTAACTAATATCATCGGCAATATCATATAATGTTGCTTTAGTTTTATTATTTCCTTTCCTAAGAACTCTTCCAATAGATTGAAGGTTTCGTATTCTGGACTTAGATGGGGAAGCGAAGATAACATTATGGAGGTTCTTTATATTAATACCTGTTGAAAAAGTTCCATATGAAGCAACAATTATAGCGTTGTCTTCTCTTTCAGTGATTTCTCTAACTTCTTCTCGGTCTTCAGTAGCGACTCCACCATGAACAAAGAATACATGCCTCTGTTCGACTACATTATTATTTATCATTTCATAAAGAGGTTCACCATGTCCCTCTACTCTTGCAAATAGAATTAAAGTATTACCTTTAAGATCTAAAGCAAGATTACGGATAAATTTATTTCTACGATTATGACCAATAATATATTGAACTTCTTCTTCAAAGTTTTCAAATTTATTCGGTGGGTGTTTCAATAGAAGCACGTTGATATCTAATGTAGCAACATGACCTTTCTTCATAAGTTCATCAGTCTTGATAATCTTATATGAAGGACCAAATAGACCTTCTAGTACCCACTTATGTGTTTGAGAACCATCAAGTGTTCCTGTAAATCCAAATCTATATTTGGCATTATCCAATTTTGTCATTATAGATATTAACGATTTGGATTTGAATTGATGTGCTTCATCACCAACAACAACCTCAAATCTATTGAAATACTTTCTAGGTAACTTGTAAATTGATTGCCAAGTAGTTATAATAACTTGTGAGTCTGTTTCTCTTTCTCTACCTGCGTATATTTTGTGACAATATGAACCAACATCCCAACCATAGTCCTCAAAATCTTTATACATTTGTTCTACAAGGGAAGTCGTGGGAACAACAATTAGAGTACTTTTCTTTTTTTCAACAAAATATCTCACAATCGAATATATCATCAACGACTTTCCTGAAGCAGTTGGAGATATCAATAACTTACGATTATGTCTTAAGGCATCGAATACTCCATCAATCTGATAATCTCTAGGTTTATACTTAGAGATTGCATTCATATAATCCTTAACACCCTCTTTTGAAATCATATCATTGACTTCAAAAGGTAGACCGTAATATTCGTTCTTTTTAAATTCGTAAGTATATCCGTGATCTTTACAGAATTGCACTATTTTATCTAACAACCCAACGTATACCTCTCCGTTTTGGGTATTAAATAATCTAATCTTTCCATCCCAGTATCTCTTCTGATACGTGGGCATAAACTTTGCACCTGGAACTTCAAATGTAAATTGATCCGCTAATTCATAATAGACATGCGGTTCCGAATTTACATGAAGATTAACTTCATTCTTTTTTGATATAATCAAATGACTCATAATCCTATACCAATATAGAATTATTTAGAGTGTTATTATAAACCTCTTTCTAGTCTCTTTTTCATCGCTTCAGTCTCTTTATTCATTCCTTTACTACCTTTTTTAATCTCTGATTGTCTTCTTTGTAATACTTTTAATTTTTCTCTAACAGCTTTACTATGTGCTTTTGATTGTTTGATATCTATAGACTGCATATAAGTATCACCTGGATTCCACTTATATGGTTCTACTTTACCTGAACCAGGAGTTTTAGCAATAGAACCCAATTCCGCTTTTGTTTTCCTAAACATAGGAGTTGGTTTCCAACCCTTCTTTTGATAATCGGTTACTTGATCCCCTTTTCCAGATCTTCTTAATGCTTTATTACCTTTTCCTCTACTACCACCAATAGACCCAAGAAGACTTTTATCACCACCGCCACTTATTTTACGCTTATATTCACCACCTTTAAGAGCACCTTGTAATTGAACATCTCCAGCAGATGCAGTTGTTCTCATAGCAACATTTCCACCAGTAGGAAGAGGTTTTACAGTTCCGTAAAATCCCTCTGGAGATTTATGTTTAATTCTATATTTGGCTATTAAATTTCTTCCCAGTTCACTTTTTGTTCTCCAAGCTTGAGTTGGTTTATTACTAACATCCTTGGTATACAATATATTTTGAACCTTAGTCTCTAACTTATCAATATTTTTTGCTTTTGATAATTTTGTTATTGACTTGGGCAATTTAGATTTAAATTTTGGTATAGTTACCTTTGCTGCCTTGCGAAGACCTACACTACCAAATTTTGCTAATGCTTTACCAATACTCTCATTAAACTGATAAAAGGTTTTCATTTTTGGTTTTTTCTAAATCTATCGTAAGCAGAACTTCCACCTTTTGGTTTACTTCCACCAGTAATTTCAGGTGACTTGTTCTTATATTTCCTATGCTTTTTTGCTGCGTTTTTTAATATTTCTATTTTATCTTCATTAGATATATTATCTTTGCCTTTTCTTAAAGCTTTCAGATCTGTATCAAACTCTTTATTCTTTGCAGCATCTTTTACCTGACCTTGACGAACATTAAGTTCTTGATCTATTTTATCTTTAGGATTTTTATCCCAATCAGTCCTCTTTGGTCTACCTGGTGTTCCAAGTAAATCCTTAAGAATCTTCTCACCACCTTTAGCAGCAAGAACTGCTCCTGCAACTTTAGCACCAGTTTTAAGTAATCCAAGACCTGCTGGAATAGCTATTGCTGCTTCTTTAAACTGTTGAAATGATTTCATTTATCCAACAATAGTATCAAACCATTCTTGACTCATACCAGAAATAATCTTATCTGCTGCTTCAGCATCTACAGCATACTTTTCTTCAATAAGATGTCCAACAACTTTAGTATAGTTCTCGTGGATTTTCTTACTTTCTTTTGGTGTAGGTTTCATCTTCTAATATTAGATCTACTGATATATTTATAAATTACATACCTGCTTGAAACTTATTCCATTCAATTGCATTCTTAATTTGAAATGTTCTGTTAGAAACATTTTTAATTATTTCTTCTAAAAATTTTAAAGTAGCATCATAGTATCTTATCTTCAAATCTACTTTAGATAATTTCTCATCTGCTTCCATATATCTCTGTATAGCATCCTTTTCTCTTACCTTATACCCAAAAGGTTCTTCTACATATACTTCTGCAGGTGCTTTACCAGTATAGTAATTATGTCTTTCTAGTCTAACTTTATTATATTGCTCTCTTGCTTTTTCACGCATTAAAGTAATAGTATTATAAACTGTATAATACTTTGCATGTAATTGTGGAATTTTTAAAGATTCATCATGTAGATTATCAGGATCAATGACAGCATCT